GTTGGGCGTATCACTGGCACGCGCCCATCCACGACATCGAAAAGCTCGGAGTTCACCGTAAAGAAGCGCTTGTTCCTAAGCGTCTTACCCCGAGAAATCACGCCAGCTGCGACCTTAACTCCACGCTCCCACCCTTCACGTATATCGCCTTCTCGCCTTACAACTTTACGGATCTCCGGTATCCACTCGTCGTAGGCGTCGTAAAAGACAATATCATCCCCGTTCGAACCAACTCCGCCGAGCTTGTCAGCGTAGCGTCTGAGTTGGGGGATGTCCATCAGATCTGCAGATGGACCGTGTATAGGATGGAAGCAAAACCACGTCGCGAATGTGATCAGCGTCAGAATTGGGAAGCTCAAGATACTCCCCATCAGTTGACCGCGTTTCTGAGTGCCTAAAGGAATGTAGCACTTAGACTCGTGAACTGCGTTCGCTGGACAACGGCACTCTCTTTCAAAGAGGTGCGCGCGTGTGGTGCATGCTTGCATGCGGTGGATAAGGTCGCCGACCTCCTCACCCTCTTCGAGAATCTGCGGAGCGATAATCTCGAAGACAATCTCTGCCAAAGCTCCGTCTATGTTATCAGTCGCCGCCTCAAGATCCCCCGATACAATCGAGGTACCCTCAAAGCGACTCCACTCCTTCTTCACTCTCCCCCACCAGGCCAATGTGTCGGCTCCTGCGATACACCACCGCGCCTTCCGGACTTCGTCAAAGAGTGAAGACGAAACCTTCTGGAACCGATCGTACACCTGGCACGAATCGATTGTGATGACCCTGGTCTTTCCGGACGACCAGATCGCCTTGGGGCGCACAATCCCTTCCAAATCAGCACTGTCGGCTCCGAACTTAGCCACTCGCTTCCCCCCCGCGAGAGGACCCAACTCCACGCAGGACTTACCGCTCGACTGCGAAAATGGAGAAACCTTAGAGCGAAGGTCTCCCCAGTACGCCTGTACAAGCTGCCTAAAACGCGACAAGAACACGTCGCGATCATCGGTGAGTTCGGGTGAAAGGGGGGGAGGAGGGGTAGTAAGGGTCACCAACGTCTTGTGGAGAGACTTTTCCATGCCAAACGGGTCCTGTAGTTGGAATGCCTTGCGGCACAGGTAGACCGAGAAGATTCTTGCGGGGTCATCTGGAAACGCTTCATCGTCAATCATTAGCGGTTCCAGGCCCTGCAAACGGAAAGTCCCACTGGCTTCGACGGCCAACGATCCAAAACACTTTTCCATCGCATCGTCCAGTCTCCCCTTGTCGAACGGCTCAAGGGGAATGGTGTCATCGAGAAGATCGAGACTCGAAAGATATAGCCGGTAAATTTCGTCCCTATTCTTGACAAGAAGGGCCCATTGGGCGCCCCACAAGGGATAAAATTTTCTCGGATCCATCTTACGAGATTTCCAGACTTGCAGTAGCTTCTGAAGCGCTACCTGCACTCGATCTCGCTGACGTACGAGGAGGAAGAGAGGGTTGGACTCGGTGAACGGGTCGTCGAGCCACTGAGAGGGTTGGGTGGCGGGTGAGGGGGTGGGAGTAGCCTGAACCCTCGGGGAGTCTAGATCGCCTTGAACAGCGTCAAGCTCTAGATCGTCTTTGGAGGACCTCCAGGAAGAGAACAAGACTTGGGAAGCCTTGGAGGTGGAAGGGGGGGGAATTGCCCCTTCGGGTTCGGAATAGCCCGAAGGCTGGTGGTGACGGCGGACGAGGGAGGACGGCCTCGGCCAGGAACGTGCTTGGGGAATCGGGCTGTAGATCGGGCCAGTAACCTTCGCGACACACCGAAGTGTCACTCGACGGGTCTGCGCCTGGACTATACGCATCACCGCTCCTCGTGCCTTGGAATTGGGGTGAGGATTTACCCAGCGTTTCTTCAAGGAAACTTTCCAAGCGCGTAAAATGAGAGTGTTGAAGTCCAAGGGCCACTTGCGTGGGGAATTCTCGGCTCCGAAGAATCCCTTCCAAGTTTTTTCTCAGGTCATCTGGATTTAGACCTCACGTTTTCCCATCTCTGGGCCGGTAGTGGCGTCGGGCTAAATAGCCCACCGGGATCTCATTGCTTCAGGTTCCGCGCGGGGCATCGAGAGTGGGCTGGTTCACTAATACAACCATCGGGAAGTAGGGGGAAGTCCGCAAGGACCTCACAAACCCTCCTCTTAAAGTACCGAAGTACCAACCTTGTAGTAGGCTGAACATACGCCCTTTCTCCTCTGTATCCCCATGCTGTCCCCCGTCATCCCCATACACTACGATTCACCTCCGAGGTCGTCCGATACCAGCAGCTTTTTTTTCCTCGTTTATATAGCGTGGGCGCGCTCCGCCCCTAGGTTCCTTCCGGAACAAAGATGGAAGGGCACCGAAAAGACGGGCCTTCTTGTCTGGCTAGGGGAGTGTTTTCTCACGGTCCGAGGACCTTTTGTTGCTTCTATGGCGTTAGGGGGGTCGGAAGCCCGGCCTCTCTTCCACCCGCCTCAGCTCCCGAGGGCCTTGGTCTTACAGCAAAATGAGGACTTACGGTTCATGGGTCGTAGTACGTAAAATGACGGGATCTATGCATTGCTCCCAACTCCGCAATGACGGCCGCGCCAAGCGCACGCGTCCGCATTAAATTCTATTTTATTTGCGCTTCTATTCGGATTCCAGCTATTTCACAATGAAGTGAACCCCAAGGGAAAAGCTTGAATTCATGGCACCGAACCCACCGTGGCATCGGGAAGACACCGAAAGGTGGAAGTTTTTATTGTGCTCCTTCCCGGAGACTTTAAAACTTCTGGGCAGCAAACACTGTTTTGCT